CGCCGACATACGCGCACGGCAGATCAACAAGCCTGATCCAGTGCCGATCGCCGCACGGCGCGTCTAGCAGCGTTTCGACACAAAGGCGCTCCAATGCGCCAGGGAGCCAATCGCGGACGTTTCGCGTTGCAACTAGGGTCGAACCCGGCCCGCAAGTCGTTTCTCCGTTTTCGTTAGGCCACATCATGCCGCGGCTTTCAGCTTCATCTGATGCAGCGCCGTGGTCACGTTGTTCATGACGCGCGCCCAGTCCTTGTCAGCGCCATTTTGGCGGAACGTGCGGACGCTTTCGTAGAACCACATCTCGTTCTCGCCTGCGACTTCGCTATAGCGCCACGGCGGATTGTGCGGGACGAGCGCCCATGTCGGGACGCCAAGCGCGCCTGCTACGTCCACCGTGCTATTTGTCGCGGTGATGACGAGATCAAGCGACGACACCAACGCTGCGAGGTCGTCCATATCCGCGCCCTTTTTGGTCGCCCAGTATGGATTGAGCACGTCGGGATGATCCGCCAGTTCATCGGTGCGGTCCTCGTATTCGAGGTTTACGAACGTGATGTCCGGGTGCTGCGCGATCAGCTTGTCGCGGAAGAGTTCCCAAGGGATGGAGCGTTTGGCGCGTCCTGTGGCCCAAGTTCCGCCGGTCCAGGCGATTCCGACGCGCGGCCCCGGCTTGATTGGCGCCGCATTATCTAACCACGTTCTCCACGCAAGGCTGCGCGCTGTGTCGGCCTTCAGAAACGCTTCGAGGCGAATGGGATGCGGCGCGTAGAACTCACCAAGTCCTCCCATCTCAATGTGATAATCGGCGCGCTCTTCCAGCGGCCATTCAAGGTAGTTCTGGAGAAGCGTACCGTAAACGCTGGCTTTCGGAAAGCTGCGCGCAAACAGCCCTTCCATGCGCGGCGAACACTCAATCACGCCGTCAAAGTCAGCCGGGCACATGGACATGAACATGATCTCATCGCCCACGCCTTGCTCGCCGTGGATGATGACCTTGCCCTTCTGACCCTTCCAGCGCGGCAAGTCGAACGTGCGATCGGTCTTAGGACGCGCCTCAGTGCCGACAGAACCCGCATAGCAGGGCCATGCCTCTTTCCAGCGGCCAAGGTGCAGCAGCGCGAATGCGCGGTTGTGCGTCGTGTCCCAGCCGTGGCCTGCCTTGTCTGACCACTCAATCGCCTCTGCATGGCGCCCGATCTGGGAGGCCACATTGCAGAGGTTGTCATACATCGAGGCTGGCGCGTCGCCGTACTTCAGCGCTTCCTTGAATGCGCGATACGCTTCCTCGGGCTGATAGTTGTGCAGGCCAACGCCGATGTTGGACCAGATTGCGCCTAAGCGGCCGGGGTCCTTCGTGGCGCATCGCGCGGCATTGAGCGTGAGCACAGCCAAGCCCTCTTGCCCGCCTTGCAGGAACGCTGTCCCCGCCACGAACATGGCGTCCACGTTGGTAGGCTCACGGCGCAGAAGCTCGTCTGCGGTCGTCAGCATCTTCATCGTGTCGCGCTGCGCACAGGCGCGCTGCATCAGCTCAACGAGCTTTTCGTTCTCGGTCTTAAGCTTGGTCAAAAGTTCACCGGCGCTGTCTTGAGCTTGCGATTGTCGGCGTCGTTCCAACGCGCGTACATGAACCGCTCCCACTCCTCGTTCTCTTCAAGGAACGAGAATATCTTGTCGGCTGGCGCGCGCTTCGCGTTGAAGTCGTTGAGCCAGCTTTGCAGCAGCGTCAGCGGGATGCGCCCGACGTGCCAGAAATCGTTGTCCTCGCCGCGCCATGACGCGCCGCTGCCCTTGCCCTCGTTGTAGCTGCGGGCGTTCAAGTCGAGGATGTGGTCCACGTTCTCGGTGCGCGTGATGATCGACGTGCCCGTATTGGCATCGAAGTCGAACGTCTCCACGGCCCCGGTCAGTGGGCAGATGTCCAGAAGAATGCTCATGGTGCTCCAAAAATGCGGGGCGAGGCCGAAGCCCCGCCCCTAGTCGTTGGTTTAGCTCACGCAGTCCGCGATCTTCGCGTTGGCGCCCTGGTTCTTTGAACACAAGGTAGCCTCGCAAAGCATCATGCGCTTCTCCGCGTCGCCGGTCTTGGCGATCGTCTCGACGCGGAATGGACGCAAGTAGTGGATCGACCAGTAGTCCGGGTCGATGATCAGCGCAGTTCGCTCACGGCTGAAGCGGTTCGGAACGATCCGCAGCTTGCCGAAGTCCGACAAGTAGAGGTCTGCCGAGGCGACGATGGCGAGCGCGCCGGGCGATGCCGGATTGTTGCCGAAGTCGCTGTACTTCGTCGTGATGCCGGTGAAGGCAGAGATGCGCTGCTTGTTCTTCGGGCCGACCATAACGATCGACGGTTGACCACCGGCCACCCACGCCAGCCGGATAGCTGACTTCAGGATCGCCTCAGTAATCGTCCGCAGGTTGGACGAAGAGCCGTCCGTCGCCGCCGTGACCGTGCCCGCAGCGGTGTAACCGCCGTTGGCGCCGTCCGTCGCACCGGCCGTGCCGCCATAGATCGAGTTGGTGGTGATCCAGGCTTCAAAGCCGGCCATTGCCCGAGCCGCGGCAGAAGTACCAGCCGACGAGGCGTAGTTGCCCGTCAGGTTGGTTTCCATGTCGCGCTTCAGTTCTTTGCCGCGCTTGGCGATCTGGTAGGCCAATTCCTCTTCACGGCCGGCGGTCGTAACCGCGTTGGCCGTGCCCGAGACGTTGAGGCCCTTGACCCAAATCTGCGTGTAGTTGCGCAGGCGAACCGTCGGCGTGAAGGTGAGCGGGGTATAGTCCGCGCCTTCAACCGCTTTGTTGGTGCCAACCGCCGACGCCAGCGCATCGGTTTGCCACTCGATGTAACGGTTCTTCGCCGCCGCGCCCTTGCGGAGCGAGGTGAAGAATGGCGTCTCCATCGGTGAGATGTCGTAGATTTCGTCGCTCAGATCTTCTCGAATGCCGATCTGCGCGAAAGTCTGTGTTTGGACGTTAGCCATTAGTGGCCCCTCAAAAGTTGGGGGCGCTGCGAGTTAACCCGTCAGAGCCCTTTGAGACGGCCAGACGAAAGTAGGAGACGAGCGAGGGATTCCTCCGTGCCCTGCTCACGGTGCGCCTTGCGAGCGTCACCGATGAACTTGCCCGTTGAGTTGTCGCGATCAGGGAGCCGGCCCTTGACGAGCTTGGGCGCCTTCTCTTGGATTTGCTTGCGGACTTCCGGCGCTTTCTTTTCAGACGCCGCCATCTTGGCCAGGTCGTTCATCATGCGCCACGCTTTGTGGTCCACGATGTCGTCCAGTTCCTCCTTGGTCACGCCGTAGCGCTTGCTCAGGGTTTCGAAGATTTCGGACTTGCGCGCCTCGCGCGCCTTCTCGTCCTTGAACTCCGGGATGAAACGCGCCGCGCGTTCGGTTTCCCGCTGCACGACCGTCGTGTCCTGATAAGAGCCCGTCGCGTTCCGGCCGCTCTCCACTTGCCTCAGCGTGTTCTTCACTTCGTTGTAGTGCTTGACGAAGTTGTCGTACTGGATTGACGCTTTGTGGTAGTAGGCCGGGTCGTAGTACCCGCTGTTCTCGTCCAAAAGAATCGGATCGGGCTTAGGCGGCGCGTAGAGATGCATCATCTCCAACGCCACACGCGCCTGATCACGCACCGTCTGAAAAGTGTTGTTCAGCGCTTGCGTGATCTGATCCTGTTTGCTGAACGCCTCTTCCTCTGCTCGGATGACCGCCGTGGCGATCTCTCCGTTCATCTGGCGTAGCTTTTGAACCGCCTCTACAGCTTCGCTCAGAGGGACGCGCTCAGGCTCCTTGCCCTCTTCCGCCGCCGGCAGCTCAATAAATCCATCGTCGCTCGCGTTGGCTTCCGCTGCCTCTTCGCTCTCTGCGACTTCGGGCTCTGGGGCCTCTTCGCCCAAAGCATCGCGCTTATCCAACCGCTCGGACGCCTCAAGAGCATCGAGGTCCTGATAATCGTCCATCTCGGTCGGATCGCGGTCCACGCGGTTCTGGCGCGTGTCTTTTGCCGGTTCTTGCGTCTTGCCCAACTGGCTGGGCATCTTCGCCATGATGGCCTGGACGGCCGTATCAAGGCTGGCGTCTTCGCCAACATGTTCGGTTTGCATGCTTGTCCTACGCTATCGGGCGCGTAATGCGCCCTTCGAGGGTGTCGATCTCCTTTTGGAGACTTTCCACCGTCTGACCTTCGTGTTCGATCGCTCGTCTCACATGCCGCGCGGCTTCAATGCCAACTTGCAGTCTGTAACGAACCTCGTCGTCAGTCGGTCCACATCCAAGCAAGCGCTCAAGAAGCTCTCGCTCGAAACCTGTCCATGCCTCTGCCCATACGGGCGTGGTCGCCATGTGGCGCGCATCCGCAGCGCGCTCCAGCCGCTCGCTGAGATGAGCGAGCCGGTCTGGCTTATTCACTCAGGCTCCCGCCTGATCTGTTCTTCGAAAGCGCCGCCTCTTTGCCAATGCGCTCCTGGCTGGCGATGCGCTCGCTCTCAAGGCTCGCCTCCATCGCCATGCGTTCACGCTCAAGCTCAAGCTCGGCCTGCGCCTTCTCACGCGCCAGCATGATCTCGGCATCGGCCTTTTCACGCGCCAACTGAATCTCAGCCGCTGCCTTGTCGCGAGCAAGCTGTAGGTCGAGCGCTGCCTTCTCGCGCTGGGCTTCGAGCGTGGCCGCGTCCTTCTGGCCCTGAAGCTGCATGTTGGCCGTGGCTTCCTGCGTCTTAAGCTGAAGCTCGGCCGCTTTGGTCTGCGCCGTGATCTGCTGCTCAGCCTGCGCCATCTGCATGTCGGCCTCGACCTTAGCCATCGCCGGATCAGGCTGCGGCTCGGGCGCCCAAGGCTTCATCTTCGGCTGGCCCGTCTCTGGATCGACCACGGGCTGGCCATCTGGCCCCATCTCGGGCTGATCCGGAACTTCAGTGAAGTACGGCGTCGCGTCCTTGACGCCAGCAATGCGGCACAGGTCTTCCTGCCATGCGTAGCGGTTCTTGGGCGTGACGATCGGGTTGCCGGGGCCTAGCACCTCGATCACCTTTTCCTGCTCAGCGCCAATCAGCATGTGCGTGGCCAGCGTGTGCTCGCGGTTCATGCCGCCCGCTTGGATGCTGACCTTCAAGTCGCTGTTCCATGTGCGTGGGTCGAACTGAGCCCACTTGCCGCCGACCTTGGCCTGGCGCTCTGCGTTCTGATGCCGGCAGACCAAGCGATAAAGCTTGGAGAAGCCATTGCCCAAGCCAATCGCCATGTTGCGCGCGACCATCTCCTTGCGCGCGTCAGCGTTGATCTGGAGCAGATTGAGCGCCTTGCCTGAGTGATCAGCGCTCAGGCGATCAGCATCGAGGCCGCGCGTCTGACGGCTTGCGCCTGTGCGGTCCTCTATGCGGTTCTTGATGACCTCCAGCGCTTCCCAGGCGTTCTGCGCCGTGGGTAAGCCGCCAGTGAGCGGTAGAATCGACCCCGCAGGGTCGCCGTCCACAGCCACCTTGGCGCCGCTGTACGTGGCAAGGAGGCTGTCCACGTCCACAGTGTTCTTGTTGTAGGCCTCGCGGTTCACGACGCTCTGATAAAGCGCATCCAAGCCCGCCCGCGTGATCACCGTGCTCTGCCGCTGCAAGTCCGCCAGCAGCTCGTAATAGCCGATGCCCATGAACCGGTGCGGCAGGCGGATCGGCGTCCACGTCCAGAACGGGTTCTCCTCGACCTCTTCCTCTTCGAGGATGGTGTCGCCAATGCGATAGGCCCGGATCAGCTCAGGATAGCCGTCGCCGTTCAAGTCAGCGCGGATGTACTCTTCAAGCACCTCAAGCTCTGTGCTCGCATCATCGCCCTGGGCCTTGGAGCGCCAAACGTCGTTGCGGTCGTCTTGGAAGCGCGTCTGGCGTACGTCCTCAGAGCGCCGCACAGCCCCGGTCATGCCAGCTTGCGCGCCCTTGAAGCCCCAAATCTCCTCTTCCTTGTCCGGCCACTCACGCGCAGCCTCGCCGCGCAGCATGCGGATGACACGGCCCACATAGCGGGCGCTGTCTATGTCGATCGCTCGGCCATTGAGGCGCATATCTTCCGGGGCGATGGAGACGATCTCAGCCCGTGCCGGCGACTTGATGCGGCGCACCACCAGCGTGATGCCGCCGACCTCGCTGTGCTCATTGTCGAAGTCCTGGCCGATGATCTCGACCTGCGGGTCCTGCATCAGCATCTGGACTTGGGCGATGTCCAAGCCGGTCAGCGTCTGCGGGGCTTGGTATTCCTGATCGCGCCAATAGTTCGCCAGATAGCCGCGGCGATGAAGTAGGCCATCAAAGCCGAAGTCGTCCAGCAACTCGAAGCCCGGATTGTCCGTGAAGAACATCCAGGTCAGGTAATCGGCCGCGTCCTTGGCATAGCGTGCATCCTCGGGCGTGGATTCCTGAACGCTGATAATCTGCCCGCCCGAGGCGAACACGCGCATGAGGTCAGGCCGCGTCCACTCGATGCCTTCCAGCACCTCGCGGGTCGTGACCTGGCTGCGGCCCTCTTCCTCGTCGCCGTAGAGCTTGCCGAAATAGCGGTCCAGCGAGTCAATCTGCTGCTGGACGATCTCGCTCTGCGCATAGCCTAGCGCGTCTTCCTCGTAGCTCTTCAGCAGACGGCTGAGCTTATCCTCGCGGCGCTCTTTCTGTTCCTCGAGCGTGAGGTTCTCCGGCTCTGTGCCGGCGTCCCAAGCTAGTGCCAAGACGCAAACCCATAGGCTAAGGCCGTTGCCCGTTGCTTGATTGCTCGCGACACGCGGTAAGCTGCCTCCATGTCGTGCCGAGCGGTTGGCGGGCCATCGCCCGCCTCTCGCTTGATCTCTTCCCGGATGCGCGCCTTGTCTATGTCCTGCATCACGCGCTCCGCCAGCTCTCTGGGATGCACGCCAAGAACGACAGCGGCCTCGCGCACACCATCAAGCCGAGCGGCCACGTCAAACAGGTCTTCGCGGATTATGGTCACGCCATTGTCCCGAAGCGCGGACGCACTTCACGCGTTATCGTGAGCGCGGGCTCTTTGTAGTCGATCGCCATCAGGCCGAAAGCGTCCGCATAGTGCGATGACCAGTCGTGGTCAGGGCCGAGTCCAACATTTCGATCTTCGTCTCTCTTTTCATGATACCAGCCCAGCGCTTTGCGGAGCCCTTGTGTCTTGTCGATGCCGTCAGCACCCTTGGCGCTGTTGAACACCATGCGTGGAAACAGCCGCTTGGCCGTGCTGATGCGCTGCATCACGATCCCTGGCGGGCTGTGCAGCTTCTTTGTCTCGTAGCCCGCCGCCTTAAGCTGGGCTTCGAAGTCGATCCCTGTCGGGTTGTCCGCGTGCGTTTGCGCCGCATCGTGCGGAACGACCATGTAGGGCTTACGAGCCCCGTCCCAGCCACGCACACGAAGCTCATTGAGGTAGTAGCCAAGCACTTGGCCCTGGCCCTCTATGCCCTCCAGGATGCGTATCTCACGCCCTACCCACTGATTGATCACCAGCGTCATGGCGTCGGCCTTCTTGCCGGGCCCACCGATGTCCCAGTGGCAGTTGATGCGTAGGTTCGGGTCTAGGAACGTCGCCGTGATGCGGCCGTCCCTCTCTGCGTCCACTAGCCCGCTGGCGTAGTAAGCGCCTTTCAGGATCGTCACATAGCCGCCGTCCCAAACATGGGGTGCGGCCTCAGGATCGTTCTTCAGGTCGTCTAGGCGCTCGTCTTCAAGCTCTCTCGGGAACCACGGATTGTCCCGCCAGTTGGCCTGCACGCACACCACGCGCCCTGGATCGTGCTCATCCTTGCGGAAGAACTTGTCCACTGGGTCGGTCTCAAAGCGCGGGTTCCAGCTTGCCCATATCTCAGAGCCAGGCGCCCGGATCGTCGGGCGAAGCATGCGCCAGCTTGTCTCGCTGAGCGTCTGCGCCTCTTCCACCCAGCAACGGTCAATGCCTTCAAGCGACTTGATCGTCTCGGCCGTGTGGTCCTGCATGCCCTGGAAGAGGATGCTACCGCCGCCCGGCGTGTTGATCTGGGCCTTCTGAACATCGAACAGCGAGCTGACGCCCAGCGCTATGATCTTATCCTCAATCAGCTTCTTGGCTGACTCGGCCAAGCTCTTCTGGACTTCACGAACGCACACCGCCCGCAAGCCTGGGAAGCGCAAGCACTCCTCGACCAGCATCTCTGCG